ACATAGTTTGGTCTGGAATTGTTTGTGAAGGCTGCGAGAAGGTTTGACCTTTTGCTTGGCGTTCATTTTTGTTTAATAAGTTTATAACTTTCATATTATTGTAAATCTTTGCTCTTTTTGCGCCTTCTTGGCTTTGTTGATACGAATTAAGTCCTCTTTCTTCATCTCCTCCATAATTTTCTCTCGTGTTTTATCCACCCCTTTTGCACATTCTTGCCTTTCCATATGTTTTTGTATTCTGAATTTATCAAAATCTGAATATATTTTATCTCTATAATATCTTGGCATTGCTATCTTTTTACCATCTTTTAAGTTGCAGTACATTCTATCTAATATTGCATTTTCGTTAAGATGCCAATTTATCATCTGTGAAGTTAAATAATTTTCACCCATTCTTTTACTCATTAATGAGAATTCTTTTTGTCTATCATCGTTTTGATGCTTTGGTATTCTACTTTCCTTACTTACGTACTTTAATGTATAACCTATACTACTTTCGTTTACATCTCCTATATGTATTTCTCCTAATTCCCAGGCATATTGTATTGTTTCCACATCTGCATTTAATAATATTATGTGATAATGTGGTCTATCTGTTTTTCCGCCGTATTCGCCCACGGCGTAATATTTTAATTTGTTTTCGTTACGTTTTCTTAACCTTTTCATAAATAGTTGTAAATCTCTTTTATCGAGATTCATAAATCCGTTTTTGGTGGTTTTTGTATACTCTGGTGCGTATGTTAAAGTAACAAAAAAAGCGGAGGTAGATACCTCCGCTTCTTTCATGAGCCTAAATGACCATCCCGAAACTCTACGGGCTTTGCATTCATAACACTTACCACAAGGTAAATCTATACCACTTTCTTTTTTACGGAATGGCGATATACATCTACCCATAATTAAAAGTTTGGTGTACCGAATACAGGCATTGGTCTAATTGCCTTGATTTTGTTTAACACTTGAATATACAAGTTATCTTCTGTACTCTGAACTGCAAAGATACGTGCGTCCATATCCTCTGTGTCCATCTCCAAAAATTCTTGGCTCAATGTTGGTTGCGTATTAAATATACGTCCTAAATGCCAATAATCTAATGTTGTACGGAAATCTCCAGCTACTCGATTGCTCAAGAATTTATATTCTGCATATCGTGGCACATATCCGAACGTGTCGGTTGCTGTGTTTGTGTATGCGTACAATTCCTGATTTTGTACTTCCTGCTCTCCAATATGAGCAAAAGACGGCCAAAAAAATTCTGTTGGGTCGGTCTTAAGATAGTTCTTAGGGATTCCTTGCTGATAGGCTGTTTTTGGCATAACTGACATAATTCCGATAATATATCCATGTTCTTCTGCATAATACTTTCCGGTGTATCCTCCGCCTACGCTTACACCGTGTCCTGCCATGTTACCCTGTGGCAGACCCGAACTTTCTCCTGTGGTGTTTAGTACTTCACTAATAACTACGGGTGTTTTCATACCTGTGATATATTCTGGGCGTTGAAGACGTGCGTCTGAGCTCTTTACTCCAAAGTGTGTAAGGATATTTTCAATGTAGCGTGTACCTCCGCGAGCGTTTTTTTCCAACCATTCTTGCAATCTAAATGCACGACGTAAATCGTTAATAGTTGTTGGTGCGACTTCTAATGTACCTTTTGGGTCGTATGCTAATGGTCCTTGGGCTGTAGATACGTCCTGACCTTCAATAAAACCAGGATTAACACCTGTTTTTTCGACAAATATTCTATTTGTATTTGCATCATCTCCTAATTGATCCACAAATGTCGGTGGAGTTGTTGTTAACCAGTCATCTTTTAATGTTACGTTTCCTAATGGAATGTCTACTGGTGCGCCTTTTTGTGCAAATGGTAATGAGGCTGTGAAATAATCGTGTTCCCATGCGCGTTTACGTAATGTTGCTAATTCTCCTGTTAAATTAATACCATCGTTCAACTCGAAATCTACCGGTGCTACCAAATTTTCGTCACGATAATATTCGTTATAAATACACTGATAAGCAGAAAGAGGAAGAGCGTTAACAAGCGCAGCAGTTGACCCAGCAGGCGCGGGTGGAACTCCCATGTAGTCGAGAAATTTCTTTTGGTCATCTGTTAAATTTGCGTCTACTTGAATTTGAGGAATACCTCCTGTTGGTACGTTTGTAATAAAGTTTTCCCAATTGTCCCACAATATGCGGTTGGGTACGAAGAAATAATGTACCGATACATCTATCCTATGCATTACCGGTGCAATAAGTGGCGCAAATCGTAGAAATACATCGCTTGCCATAGTGAATGAATCACCAGGTACTACCTCTGCTATACAGCAGGGCATAAGGTTACCCATTTTACCCGACATTTTTACATCGTGTGTTAAGTCGAATACATTGCGTTTCGGCTTAGTAAGTTTGATAGAATTAAATAAATTTTTCATAATCTAATTCCTCCTCGTGATACATAATAGGTTCGACTTACTTTTGTGCGGCGTCTGCCGCGTCTGCTTGATTTGTTTCTGTATGCCATAATTTTTTATATTGGTTTATATATGTTTTGAAATTGTTTGTAATAACGTTGACACTTGTTTTCGGATATTTCCATAATATGAGCGATTAATAACCATTTGAATCCTAGTTCCTCTCGTAATATAGATATTGCTAATCCTTTTTTCTCTGCTATTGTTAGTTGTTCTATTGTTTTCATAATCGTTTGACCCTAGCGCGCTTCGCTTGTGATTTTTGCGGGCGGTACGCACGTTGTGCGCACGCACCACCCTTAAAAATTTCTTGCCTACCAACTACCTCCGTATCTTGATTGGTCTTGTGGTAATATAATTTTACTTTTATTGTATGGTGAAGGACTATATGGTAAATCACCTGTTATGATATTTGTTCCATCTACTAAGCCTTCCCATAATTTTCTGAAATACCAGGGGTCGCTTTTATTTATACCTTTTTTTGCCAGTTCTACTTCTATTTGTTTTAGTTCTCCTTCCAGGTTGGTATTGCTTAATATTGCTTCCATTTGTTTTAATTCCGCTTCTATCTTTTGTTTTTGTTGCGGTATCATTGTGTTTTGAAGCTGACTAGTCAAAATGCGTTGTTTACTCTCTGCTATGTTTTGAATCGCTACGTTTTTGTCGCTAGCGCTTTTTATCTTCGCTAGTTCATATTCGCCGAGAGTTACTGCATTTTTTATTCCTATCGCTTCATTTTCCAATTTTGCCTTTTGTAATACTGAATCTTTTAACTCTTGACTCTGTTGTAATTGAAATTCGCTTGTCGCTGTGTTTTGTGCAATATTTGCTGTCTGTACATTTGTTTGATTAATTTGTGCACTTTTTAAAGCGTTTTCTACTTCTTTATTTGCTGTATCTGCTAATACATTATCCGTTTGTACTTGTTGCAATTTTAATTGCTGATTCATTGCCTTTGCTTGTGATATCATACCTGGGTCCAATCTAAATTGTTGACGTGGTGCGCTATCCATCTTTGGTCCTGATAGTGCTTGAGCTGTTACATCTGCGCCTTTGCCATATACTAAGTTTGGATTTAATCCTGCTTGTCTTAGGCGGTTCATCTGTTCTTCAGGTGAGTTGAATTTATTGGTTATATCCCAAAATTCACGTGCATCTGCTTTTTGACGTTCGTAATCTTGTAATTGATATTTGCGTTGACGTCTTGTCGCTGCTAAATCTGTTCCATAGGATAACCCAGCGCCCAATAATTGTGCGCCATATGGTGATAATCCTGATTTTTCTTCTCCCATTTTTTTTGTTTTTTTACTGATTGGTGTCAATCAGCACTAATATATCAAGTATATATTAGTGCCCTTCGGGTTCCTGAGTTGCCTCGTTTTGTTTTTTGGCTTTGCGTTGTTGTTTTACTTCGTTTTCGAGTTCCTCAATTTTTGCCTTGTTTTTCATTTTCAATTCTTGAAAATCTACAAGGTCCAATGTTTTCGGGTTAATCCCATGTTCGCTTTCGTCTTCCGACCATAAAGCTTCTTTGCTACCTGCAATCGGTAGCCCCTTTGCGTACCTATCCAAAATGGTGCGCATAGACATAGTTTGGTCTGGAATTGTTTGTGAAGGCTGCGAGAAGGTTTGACCTTTTGCTTGGCGTTCATTTTTGTTTAATAAGTTTATAACTTTCATATTATTGTATATC